CTCCGTGCCTTCGGTTTTAGGCTTTGTTACCGTCAAATCCCCGCCCACAATGCCGCTCGGACGTTCAATCGCAAATGCCAAACGACGATCGGCCTTGATAGTGACAAGACCCTTTCTGAAGTTATTGCCGTCTTCATAGCCGAATTCCACGACAGTTTCCTTCCGGTCGTAGATCATGCAGGCCATGTTGGTGTCTAAGGTCAGGAACTTGCCTTTGGGCATTGCGGAACTTTCCACAACGTAGGTATCCCAGATCGGTCGATTGGACGGGGCCATCGGATCGCTAAAGAGGTAGCGGCCGTTGGAGTCCTTCAGACAGCGAAGTTTGAAGTAATCGACCGGATTCATGATCGTGACGTTCGGGGTCAAACCCACAGACTTCACGGCCAGCGCTGCGAAACCAATCAGATCGACCTGATTTGTGATTTCCGGGTTTGTATCCGGATCAAAGCCGTGCGGTGTGTAGTTGCCTGTCACCAGAAGGCCGCTTAAGTTGGCGTTTGTTCCGTCACCGTTCAGAAGCTGGCTTTCCACGCGCTGCTTAACGCCGTACTGGACGCGGAAGTTAATGTAGTCGGCCAGTGCCTGAGAATCCTCCATGAGGTCTTTAGTCACAATAAAGCAGTTGCCGATGTCTTTGACGTTGGCTGTCTGAGTATCGAACTCGATTTCAGACTGCGGAACGGAATCCACACCGTTGACAACTTCTGCAGCATTGTTGACGTACTTCTTCTCACGAGAGTAGACAATCGCTTTATTGCTTGTCGGAGAATGGTGAATCGTATCTTCGAGCGTAAGCGGTGCTGTTCCGATGCCGATGATGCCCTGGACACGCTGATCCGGATAAACTTTGGAGTCAACCGTGGAACCGGTTCCGACCGGATTCGGATCGGTCAAGGTCACAGAGAAACCTTTGCCCTTGCCGGCCGCAAATTCCAAGAATCCGGCATCGGCCACTACGCGGGCACCGAGTGTGAGGGGCGCGGAAACGTTGTCGGAGCCGCCCGGCTGCTGCTGTTTGAGGCGGCGGATTTCTTCAGCCAGACCGAGCTGCTTTTTGCTGAGTTCGGCAAGTTCGGCCTTAACTTTGGCGGTTTCTTCAACCGTAGACAGCTGTCCTAATCTGGCCTCAATGTTGGTCATTGCGGACAGGAGTTTTTCAATTTCTTCGTTCATTTAAATTTTCCCACTGAGTGCTTTATCGATTCGCTCGGTTACACCGAGCACCTTGTTTAATGCTTCAGCCAAAGCAGCGTCTCGCTGCTCTTCGCTCAGCACCTTCTTCACGCGAGAAACAAGCGCTAAGGCCTGTTTCCGGCTGAAGCCGCAAGAATCCCTCAGGCAGGCTTCAAAATCTCTTAACGTCTTAATTTTCTCGATGGTTTCGTCCAGAGAATCCTTCGAGAGTGTTTCTGCAATCCTCGCCTGGCCGTCAGCCGGGAAGCTGCAGATGGAAATTTCGTAGAGCGCAGCAATGCTTAAAACCTTGATATTGCCGTTGTCATCCTCAACGTATTCACCTAAGCGAATGCCTACGGACAAACCGTCTAAGGTTCCGGCTTTGAGCGCCTCATAAATATCGGAGGCCGCTCCGACTCCGAGCGTGAGTTCTCCTTCAACGTAAAGACCTTTATCGTCTTCTTTGAGCGAGGTCCAACGGCCCACCGGAACAGCTGAATAGTCATGGTTGAAGAACATCTTCGGCGTCGAAGTCGAGTTCTTCAGTACTGCGCTGTAGGCGCCTTTGGCGATATAAAAGCCGTAGCAATTCAGGTTGTCGTAGACCGAGGCATAACCTCTGACGACACCGGTTTTCTTGTCCTCGGATAGCTTTACTTCCACGCCTTCCAATCTGACGGATAAGGTCTGATCCTTTTTCAGCTCTTTAGACACTGTCTGACTCCTTAGTTTTTTGGTCGACCGTTGCTTTGGCCAATGCTGAAATAGGCCTCAGCGCCGACTGCGCAAAATTGACATCACCGCCTTCCACCGGCGGCAAGTTTTCGTATTGACGTGCTTCGTTAACGGTTTCAACGCCGTACTGGATGGCTTTGCCATGGATTTCCATGCGCTCTTTCATGGTTGCCCGGAGTAAGTTGTCCATAGAAATTTCCACCGTGTAGAGCACAAATTCTTCCGGCGTCATGATTCGGGCTCTCACCGCCTGTTCAATTCGCCGGCATAACGGCAGCAATGTGAACTTTTGGAAGCCCAAGATGATCTGCTCAATACCGCTGCCCCATGTTGTGGCTGCGCTTGATCCGACCAGAACGGACGGGACGCCGAACCAGCGGCAGATTTCCTCCACAGAAAACCGTCTTGTCTCCAGAAGCTGTGTTTCTGCCGGCGTCAGCGTCAAAGGCGTGTAGTTCAGACCGCCTTCAAGCACGTACAATCCGGAGCGGCTGCCGTTAGCCATTTCATAGAAGGTTGTTTGAAGGCGCTCTCTCTGCTCTTTATCGAGCGTGCCTTCCGAGCTCAAGATGCCGCTCGGCTTATTGGCATTTCCGAACAGGGTTGAAGCGGTCTCTTGCGCATCGGCCGCTTCGCCAATCGTGGCTGCCATCAAATCCAGCTTCGAGGCTCCGGCAAAACGTCCGCCGACACCCTTTAGGTGAAACATGAACTCTTTAGCGATCTTCTCCGTTTCACCGTCATGGCTGTATTCGTATCTCAGCGTCGTACCGTCGTAAATCGTCCTGACCTGCTGAGCGTTAAGCGGCATCATCGAGAGCACTTGTCCGGACGGATTGTTTCTCTCTCGTTTGAGCCTGGCGTACCCGTTACCTCGAAGCACCATGTTGAAGATGACCTGAGACCAGAACTCCACCGGTGTCATGAACTCATTCGGGCCGTCGTGCAGCAGCTTCCAAAGTTCGGTTTCCCGGGCCAAGTCTCTGTTTCCGCTGTCATTGCGGTAAACGAAGATCGGCATGGAGGCCACCGTTTCGGCCAAAAGCGTCGTGCATGCCATCACGGAGGAAATCTGCAGGGCCGTTTCTTCCGAAGTCTGCCGTTTCCTCGGCACCAGCTCCAGCATCGGTTCCGTTCGCTGCACGCCTTTACTGTCTTTGAACGGGTTCCCGATCGAAGAAAAAAATGAACTCAAAAACATAATTTACCAATTGAAAATGAGCGGAGAGTCAAGCATCGGTGTCAGGTCCACCGGCTTTTCAATCTTTCCGCCGCCGATCAGGAATGAGTAGAAGGCCATGATTAGAGCCACCACCAAGTCGATCTTGTTTTCATTCCTCAGCTTGTTCGGATAAATGTTGTCTTTCGCATCGCGATGACAGACGACGTTTGAAACGCACCAGTTAAAAATCGGATCATCCGGATGATGCAGCCTTCCGGACATCACTAAAGCCTCGATGGTTTTCATCGGCTCGGAGAAGTTCTGGACACTGTTTCGGACCTCGACCATCGGACAGCCTTGCTCGGTTAATTCACTCGCGAGCTGAGTTGCCTGCCACGGGTCATAAGCGATTTCCTTTACAACAAAGTCAGAGCAGCTTCTCCGGACATATTCTTTGACCTCTTCAAAGTCAACTACCGCACCTTCCGTCACTTTCAGACGCGCTTCGTACTCCCAGCCGGAATAAGAAGCGTTTTTCGCTGTGTTAACAGTTTCCCGGGGCAGCCAAACCTGCGGGAAAACAAAGAAATGCTGGACGCCGTTGATCGTTTTGCAAAAGAGCCTGACCGCTGCCGTCAAGTCAATCTTTGAGGCCAAGTCGAGCCCCAGCCAAGATTCCTGTCCGTAGAAGTCGGACTCTTCCAAGGCCGGATCGCCGCAATCATTCCACTTGGTCAGATCCATCCAGGCCGCGTCTGCGTTACACCAGACATCCAAGTGCTTCGTCTTAAAGTTGTTAACCGCACTTGCAACCGTCTGCGCTTTATCGCGGAGTGATTTAATCGTCTCCGGATGGACCGAGACGCCCCAGTTCGGATTGGCTTTGATCAGCGCACTGTCACTTGTCCAGTCATCCTCTTTATCGATCGTGTAAATAATTCCGAACTGGTCATCCCCGCCGGAACTTTTCCCGGACAAAACTTCAATCACGTAGTTTCTAAGCTCGTAGCAGATTCCGGATAAGTTGAATCCGGCCGTCGTAATGGCAAACAGCAGCGGCTGCAGCCGCTTGCCGATAGACGTTTCAACCACGTCGTAGACTTCACGGGTTTTATGCGCGTGAAGTTCATCAATACAAGCAAAGTGCGTATTGAGACCGTCTAAGGTGCTGCCTTGCGCGGACTTCGCAACGAATTTTGAATTACTCGCGAGCTGAACTATTGAATAATCCAACGCCCTAATTCCGAGTTCCCGGCTGACATCCGTGCAGCGGCGGACCATATCGCGAGCAGTGTCAAAAACTTCTCTGGCCTGCTCCCGGGTCGTCGCAAAAGAGTAGCAATCCGCGCCTCCTTCTCCGTCCATGGTCATCATGTAAAGACCGATCGCAGCCGAGAGCGTCGATTTCGCATTACCGCGAGGAACTTCAATGTAAGAGCGCTTAAAGCGGCGCTTTCTCGTATCTTTGTGAACCCAGCCGAAGATTGAAGTGACAACAAAACACTGCCAGGGCTCCAGTTGGATCAACTGACCGGCTTTAGGTCCTTTCACATGCCTTAAATGCTCGATAAAGAAGCAGGCCCGAGTCGCCAAAAACGGGTCAAACACATAAGGAAAAGACCCTGATTTTGATTTTTCAAGGTCTTTTTTCTGTCTTTCACAAGCCTGGCGGACATAAACACAAGCGAGAACTTCTCCGCTTAGGACCTGCTGCACGTACTTTTGAGCCCATGCAACGTAATTTTTCAATTCATTCCACCGTAATCAAGGCCAAATTCAAGGCATTTTTGCATCGCCTCTTTAGAAAAAAGTTCAGAATCTTCTTGGTTTTTCGGAGTATCTGCACCGTTTAAAGCGATGACTCGAGACCGAGAAGACGGCGTTAGCCCGAGTTCGGCGGCCACGCTCTTGAAAGGCTGGACACTCTTAACGATTAAGTTGGCCAGGAACCTGTCTTTTTCTTCCAAGGCCTCCATCCTGGCATTGATGACCTTGGCTCTGTCTAAGCTTCCGAACCTCAGGGCTTCCTCGTACTGAGGCCGAAGTTCCGAGAGCTCTGCACGGAGCGCCTTTTTTTCTTTTCGGCTTTTCGTGATCTCTGCCCAGAGCTCGCAGTATTGCTCGAACATTCCGCGGTCGCATTGTTTGATCCAGCCTGCGCCTTCGTGCTCGAGCACAAAATTCCAATGGACTTTCGCTTCGTCCGACAGCGTCTCCGGCGGAGCCGCTTTTTCACAAATTTTTTGGCGGACCTTAGGTTCTTGGTAATTTGTACGGCACGGCTGAAGCGTCCCTTGGAGTTCTTTAATTTCTGTCGGTAAAGGTTTTCGACCTTTCATCCTATTTACTCCAGACGCGCAAAACCTCGAAAATCTCCAATTTTGCACGCATAAAAATTCGACTGAGGGCGCGGTCTCGGACGATCGCGTCACTTCACTTTTTCACCACCCCTCCCCATGTTTCCGAAGCCTCCGTCTTCTGCGGCTGTCTTGAGGTCGTGATGTCTTTTGCACAAGGGTTGCCAATTATTTCGATCCCAAAATAACTGTTTATCCCCTTTATGCGGGATGACGTGGTCCACGACCGCAGCCAATCGAGGAAAGCCTTCTGCTTCGCATTGGACACAGAAGGGATGGCGAGCTAAGAAACCTTCCCGGGCTTTTCTCCAGGCGGAGGAATATCCTCTTGAGGCTGCCGATCCTCTTTCTCTGTCGAGCTGGCGGCGGCGATCGGCTCTTAGATCCTGAGCGATCTGCTTATGCTTCTCGCAGTAAGAGCCGGAGCCGCGGAAAAGAGCACCGCAGCCGGGAGAGGCACAATGCTTTAACGGAAATACAGCCATAACTTCTCAATGAAAAAACTCCGGAGCAGCCACCCAACCGCTCCGGAGAACCCTCATACCACTTCTCAAGGAGAGGCCGATAACGCTCGACCCAGGCGTTCGTCCTAAGGTAGGTGACGAATCCATGAAAAAAGCGGACGCTCAGTGAGCAATCCGCCTTTTAACCCTTCTAAGTAAACTGTTTAAAACAGCCTGATTCGATAAATAATCTATAAAAAACTAACGAAAAGTAACCGCTCCGGAGTTCAATTGTTCCTTTAGCCAATAAGCAAATCCACAGTTCATCTTATATTTACCCAGATTGTTGAACATGGTGTCCAACCTATTCTTGTCAAGCACAAAAGGAAGATCTCCTTTTTGGTATTCCGGACAGAGATTGGATTTGAAACAAGGTAGATATGAGTCTTCAGTTAAGGGGTAACGAAAATGATTCTTTTTTTCTAGAATCCTTTCGAATGCAATGACCTCCGAATCCGAGTAATGAAGGGATAAAAAATCTTCAAAATTCATTTCCGAAAATAAAAAATCAGGGATATTCGCCGCTTTTCTTGAATAACTGTCGAAGCACTTATTTGAATTTCGAACATAAATATCCCGATCAATCCAAATCAAAATTTCGGACTTCCTATTTTGTTGCCTACTGTTCTTAAACTTCTTGATCACCGGAGAAAAATCTCCAGTTCCAACGGAAACAGGTTTGCAAAAAACGCTATAGGAATTCCTCACCAGCAGTTTGTTAAGCTCTGTAAGATAATTTTCTTCTGAAGGCCCTTCACAAACAATAATCGGAACCCTAGAGAGCTGTAAACGGGATACCACCGAAGTCTCCATTTAGATAACGACGTCGGAAATTATTGGCGTTCCGCAAGCCTTCTATTTCACTTAATCTCATCACTTGTGCCCCATTAAATCCACGAGGGTCTACAAGAGCAACCTCCGACAGTTGCAAAACATCCCATTCCAGAAAGTCCGTATTATGGGTTGTAAAAATAAGCTGGGCATTAGATTTATTGTATCTTTTGTCCTTAAAAATACTGATGAGAGAAGTAGAAAGCAGAGGATGCAACGAAGCCTCTAACTCATCAATGAGAACCGTTTTCCCGTTTTTTGTTGCCCATAAAAAGAGAGCAACCAAAGCCATCAGGCGCTGAGTTCCTTTTGACTCTTCCTCAAATAGGTCAAAGCCGACCAAGCTTCCTTTATCGTTTTTATGAAAAGTTTGAACCTCAACCTTTTCAATTCCGCCATCATCCGGTCTCAGCCTGAAAGGAATGTTTTGCAACATACTAATGTTGACTTCATCCACCAGTACTGTGCGGAAGCTGAAACTCTCAATTCGACTATCGAATTTTTTTAACAAGCAAGATATTTCTTTAATAGCATTTTCTTTTTTTTTCTGTTCTGTTTCACCTTCACAGGCCGCCGCCAACATGTCAAAGGCAAGAGGTATCGGTAAATTATTGCTGGGAAAAATAGCAAGCTGATCTTTAAAAAAATTAAATGCAAAACTCAATTCTTCGGCGATTCCAGGAAACTCCTTTCTCAAGCACCAAAGAAGGGTCCTTTCCTGCTTCTTGGAGTCACTCAAGATGCATCTTGTTTGGAACTCCTGCTGAATGTCTTGAATTTTTTCAGAAAGACGGCCGGATAACTCAACGAGTTTTTCATTTTTGACCAAGAATTCGATTTCTTTATCAATACTAAGACGCTCTTCTAATATTCCAGTTCCGTTGTATACGACAGAGTAGTCAAATATCTTGGAAAGCCCAGAAAACGTCACTCCTATCTCAGTACTTTCCGTCTCTTTAGTAACGGTATTTATCTTATTTGGCATAAAGCAACGCTTGTTAAAGCGAGAAATGACCATGCCTCTCAAGATGCTAGCGGCCTGGAGGATGGAGGTCTTACCAGACGCGTTTGGACCAAAAATGCCTAGAGCTGGAACTGTGCGGTGGCACGCGCCCCGTCGCATTCAAGAAAAAAAATTCTTGCGTTATCTTTGTAACCATTAGGGGCGCGGGAAAGTGCGTAACGCAAATCAAGCGTCAACTCTTTGATACTCTTAAAATTTCTGATGCGAATCTCATTTAGCATGACCCGGCTCTTAGCGTATGTAAACAGTTTTTCTGTTTATGTATTATCCCATAGACACTTCCAATTAAACAGCTTTTCGAAGCTTGTTTGTAAATCTTTTAACAAGTGTTAATTTGGTTTTCTGACAGACAAGGTTTCTTTAGGAAAAGGAATAAGGAGAAACGCGACAGCCTAGTTTGTAATGGCGTATTTATATTTGAGACATTGACCGCCGTACGGTGCCACTCACTGCCAAATTTTATGAAAATATAGCCCATTTTCGAGAAAAAGGTGTCATAGGGATTTTCACTTAGCATGTTTTTTCCTTATTCCTGATTGCATCCAATTCCATTGCAATTGCCTGATCTGCCCGGCAAAGACGGCGGATCATCGTGCTCTTTGAAATCCCTAACTCATCGGCTGCATGGATAACGCCTCTCATCCCTGCGTGTCCGTAGAGCGCGAAAACGGCTTCCTTGAGTGTCGGATGCAATTCACTGATGATTCTGTCCAGACGGATCATCGCGAAGTCGCAGGAAGCGGCGTTAATCAAATCGCTGCTCTTTCTGGATGAATCCACTCGGTCGTTATTCATGTCCAACTGAGGAGGCAGTTTGTTCCGGGAAAGATTCCGCCACTTCCACCAGCAAAAAAGCAGCCGTTTTACATAAGGGATTCGAGTCATGGGAGTTGTACCAATATCGTCAAAGAAGTTGTTCATTGACTGTTCATTAGTTTGTTCAATGGTTTTATTCATAATTATTTGTTTTTAAATTATTTGTTCACTTGTTCATACTGTTCATATCTCCATACCCCATAAATTTCTTTTTCCGTTTTTTATATTTCCATCCACGCGCGCACATGTAGGTAGACACGTATTAGGTGAACAATATGAACAGACTGCTCCCATCGTTTTGATTCCAAATGAAAAATTAGCATTCATACCGTCCATTTTGTGCCTCTGAACAGGGTGAACAGTATGAACAACAGGGAAAACAAAAGGCCATGCGGCCGAAACAGCTGCAGGACCTCACAAAAAGGTACGAAAAGGATTTACTGGAGAGACTTGAAGTCACGATAGAACCTTTCTTTGGCGGTTTCCACGTCAATCTGGAATGCCCGGGCACGCTGAGAGAACTCAGCATTAGCTTCCGGATCTTCCGTTGATTTCGGCCAATACACCTGCCTCTGATACATCTTCAGCGGCCTTAGCGTCTCGGTAGACGAAGAATCCTCACTGTAGAGCTGCACCCTTAGCCTTCCGCCGTTTAAGCGGCTCTTACACCTGCCGCCGAATACCTCCTTGCTGCAGGGTCTTTCTCCGGACGACTTGCACCAAATGGTGTAGGCGTCATAGAGGTGGCCGAGCACGGCAGGGCCAACAGGCAAATTGATATTTCCGGACGTCCAATCCTCAATGAAGCGGATGGCCGAGTCACTCCCCAGACGCTTTAAGTCGAGTCTTGCCTGAGTCTCCAGAGGCCTTTTGCTCTCGTTGAACCAACTCGTATCAAAGTTGAGCAAATAGGCGTAGAAGGACTC